TGATGCGGATGACCTATTGGAACGTGAGCTGTCTTATGGGCGCTCAGGTTTTGCACTACAGTTCATGCTCGATACGTCCATGAGTGACACGGATCGTTACCCTTTGAAGCTGTCTGATTTGATCATCATGTCAGTTGACAAGGATAAAGCACCCGAGAAGCTCGTGTATGGCGTTATGAAGGAAGTCCGAGAGTTACCTAACGTAGGTCTTAGGGGTGATAAGTTCTTCGCACCAGAGGCTACTGTGGGCGACTACGTGGATTACGATGGTTCTGTCTTGGTTGTTGACCCTTCAGGTCGTGGTCAGGATGAAACTGCCTATGCAGTTGTTAAGATGCTCAATGGTTACTTATATGTAGCTGATTGTGCAGGTATCGAAGGTGGTTATAGCGAAAAGACCTTAACCAGCCTTGCTAATATAGCTAAAAATCATAAGGTAAATGTAGTTCTCATCGAGAGTAACTTTGGTGATGGTATGTTTACTGAACTTATTAAACCGTTTTTGAAGAAGATATACCCCGTTACTACTGAGGAAGTGAGACACAGCAAGCAGAAAGAGTTGCGTATTATTGATACGCTTGAGCCAGTGATGAACCAGCACAAGCTTATTATTGATCCGAAAGTCATTCAACAAGATTTCGATAGTGTCCAACATCATCCTCCTGAGAAAGCCCAGAGGTATATGCTCACTTACCAGATGACACGAGTTACTAAACAACGTGGAGCTTTGGCTCACGATGATAGACTCGATGCTCTGGCTATGGGTGTTGCTTACTGGGTAGAACAGATGGCTGCGGATGTTGATGAGGAGATGAAAGAGCGTAAACATCAGATGTTGATGGATGCCCTTGATCAGTTCCAGAATGGCTACAACGTCAATGCACCTCAAAGGAGTAACACATGGATATAGATGTAGTACCAATGGTAAGACTAACTTGGCGAGATGCTCAAGACTCTGACGGAGCTTGGACACCCATAGACGATATATTAGGTCATGAGTGTGCGGTGTGTCAGGAAGTGGGTTGGTTAGTATACAATGATACAGAAAAAGTCATCGTGATGCGATCCCGCATTGTAGCAGAAGAACTACAAGAAGGAGGCGCTCATATAGCCATACCCAACTCATGGGTAGTCAAAATAGAAGAGTTAAAAGTACATGAAGATAAAACTAATGTGCTGCTTAATACTTATCAGTCCGTTCACGCTAGCTAGTGAAGCTACTGTAGGAGACTTTGGTACTAATCAGCAAGCTGAGACTATTACTACTACAACCGAAACTACCGTAAACCAAGAGGGTATGCCAGTAACCACTGCTGTAGCTCCTTCCACCCCCACATATCAAGCAGATACTTGTATCGTTACTTCAGGATCAGGCGTTCAGACCCTCCAGATAGGGATCAGTACGTCTAAGATGAAGATTGATGAGAACTGTGAGCGTCTAAAACTAAGTAGACAGCTCTCTAGTTTGGGATTAAAGGTGGCAGCTACCAGTGTTCTCTGTCAAGACCCTAGGGTTTGGTGGGCTATGCGTAATGCACAGACCCCATGCCCCATAAAAGGACTCATTGGAGATGAAGCACTTGAATATTATACGGAACACCCTGAGTTTGTCCCTGTTGCTCCTGTTATTGTTACCAAGGACAACGAGTGCAGAGGGAAACGACTTCGATATGACCCACTTAAGCGAAAGCACGTCTACGATAACGACTGTAATAAACAGTAATATGCAGGACTACATCCAATGGACTACTCAGTCTATGCTCGATGGTAACACCATTATCTACAATAACGAAGATGGTACACAATACGAACTAACTACGGAACAGATGGATGTCTTTAATGCAGCTTATGCTGATGGTTTAGCGAACAGCACCCCAGAGGCTCTCACAGCCGTTCTACTGAACGATATGATTGACCTAGAGCAGACTACCTATGAGGAGGAGAAAAGCTCTCTAATCGACGCTGCGAGCGAGATAGCGGCAGTCACAGAGATAGCTGAGATGATTGTCGATGGTGATCAACAAACTAAGATCAATGCTGAACAATATGCAACTGACAATGACCTTAGAGCAATCAAGGAGTCTAGTCGTCAACAATTCAATACAAGTATCTCTGGAATGCTAGAAGCAAGTATGACCAAGAACATGATCGAAGGGTATGCTCAAGACTCATTCGTCATAGACACCATAGCTGCCTCATTCATGAACACAGGGACAGTCATGGATTTCTTTACGAACACTTCGGTGTCTATAGATGCCTTGATACCCACACAGCTTAATCTTCAGTGGATGGAGAGTAACGTAGGTGTCGAGAGTGCTATGTATAATATGTATGCAAACAACCCAATATACCCAGAGATGACAACTAGACCACAACCAATAGGAGAACAACCATGAATGCACAAGACGTAGCCTTATGGATTGGTATAGCTTCTTCCATTGGTGGTGTGGCTGTTGGTTATGGAACACTCAATGAGAAGGTGTCTCAACTAGAGGCATCTACAGATGCTACACACCTTGAGGCAAGACTAACTAAACTAGAAGTGAGGATAGAGGATAATGACATTGGACAGATTGGTACAGAAATTCAACAGCTACGTGGAGAGCTTGAAAAGCTTGATCAAAGGGTGGCTGGAATACGTGTCCCAAGTACAAGCACGATTAAATCAGATGTACGACTCCTTCAAGAGCAAATTAAAGACGTTAAAGTCGGACTTAAAACAGTTGGTGAACAACTTGAAACAGTAAGAAATAAGCCTAAAAACCCTCTCCTGTAAGTCATTGATATTTGGGGGTAGTTTCTAAAGTACCTATTGTGCCTAGAGACCCCCCCCGTTCACATATATATATAGTATACTATAGTATACTTAAGGATACCTTAAGGATACCTTTAGGGTTCTTATAGTCGGTTAGAAATCTAGTGTAGGGGAGTGTGGGGTACTGTAGTGTTCTGTGGGGTCTTTGGTGTACTGTAGGCCTGATGATTGTGATCCCTCCTTGTGATCAATACTAAACCATATTTACTCAGAAAAATCTGAGGTGGTTACGTATAACGTGGCAACGCGAAAATCCCCCGCCATACGCCTGCGCATGACGCGCACAGACGCGCCTACACATGACGCACGGGCGCATGATGCACGGGTGCAGGCCACGCACCACGCCACGCAATGACGCAACGAGTGCCACACATAGGCAATGGCAGAGGATATTAAAACCGTTTACCTACACATAAGGGTGCAACACACTACTGCTTGAGCATATAAGGGAGGTAAAGTCTTGCTTCTATATAGGCAAACTTTTATTGCTTGTTAGTCTGTATTAGTGTTTTATTAATTTTTTTCGTACATTAACTATTTGTAATATTAAACACCTTGCACGCCACTTAGTCCTTTGCTAACCTTCACAACATCACAAATCAACCAGCGAGGGTACACATTATGAAACTTAAAGAAATAGCTAATAATCAAGCAGAGTTATTTGATAGTTTAACGGGGGGAAGTGTTTTATTTAGTTATGACACACCAGTGGCGGCCATATTGCCATCGGGCAGAGCATTAAAAACGTCTGAGTTTTATTCTGCTACTACTACAAAACACGTCAATAAATGGTTAACTGTCTTTGATAATGTTGAAACCGTTGACCAAGATTTCATTAATAACTTAGCTAATCAAGCTTACCGATCTAGTTTGAATTTAGTTTGGGCATAAGTAGCCACATAGTAAGCACTTCTACGGGAGTGCTTGCCATTGTAGTTATTTAATCAATCAGCGAGGTTACACCAATGAACAGAGATGACACCATATGCGAGCTAGAAAGCGACATCATATGCGACGCATTAGCAGAATTTATCGACGCCATGCGCGATGAGGTAGACGCGTCAAATGATGAGATAATGAACAGTGTTTTAAAAGAATTAAAAAATAAACTTTAAATAATCAGCGAGGTAACATAATGAAACCTAAACTATCATGGAAAAAAATTCCCCAAAAATATTGGGATTATATCGAGGCCATTAATAACGGCGGTAGTGTAATTTCAGTAGATATTAAAAAAGGCTTTGCAGGTGAGGATGGGCTAACTGGCTGGATCATGGACTCATGGGGCTATGGTGATGCACTAGGTAATAGGACGCTAACCGATAAACAAATTTATGAGGATTTAAACCTCTTTTTATCAACTGTAAAACCAACCAGCGAGGTCACACAATGAGAACAGAATTTAAAGAACAACTAAGCAAAGAATTAAACAAAGCTTATAACTTTAAAATAAGCTTTAATGACTACAGTGATAACGATTTAATGGTCGAAGCCTTTCAC